TGCGGGACAATGACGGCCTCGTGCGGGCCGAGGTAAGTGACGGTCTTCAAGGGTTTCCTCCCTAGATCTTTTCGGTGGCCTGAATGCCGAGCTTCAGCAACGACTGGCGAGCTTGATCTGAGGCGTACTCCTCCAGGCTGAAAGGCGCGGTGATCTCCGCAACCCGGACGGTGCCGCTCATTGTGATGTTGGTGCGCAGCTCGTCTTCGATCTCTGCAGTGAGCGCAAAGCAGCGCTCGGTGCAGGTCTGCTGCTGGTCTCCCTCGCGCAGCACCGAGACAAACACATCAAGCACGTAGGTCTCGTACTTGCGTTGCGCTCCAAGCTGAGCAAACTCCTGCGATCCGCTGATGTCGCCCAGGGCGATGAACTCACGAGGCGCTCGCAGCGGAGCTCCGTAGCTGATCGTGACTCCCGAAAGGCCGGTGCGGGCCGACAGGGCGGTCAGCAACGCCGCCTTGAAGGCAGGCGCTGTCGAGTAGTAGGTGAGCGGCATCAGGCCATGCCGATGCGCCGGTACGGGCCAAGCATCCGAAGCGTGGCCGCCGGCAGCGCGTAGTTGACGGGACGGTCCGGCGTCATTTGACGCGGATCAGCCAGCACATCGCCTAGATCCAACGCCGGAATGTCTCGGCGGATCGCGGAAGCCACCGCGATCACGGTTGCCTGCTTTACGTCGGCGGGAATCGAAGCCATCCCCCAGGCACCGGCAATGGACACCTGCGAGTAGCCGAAGTGCTTGGAAGTGTCGCTGTCGTGAAGGGTCGTGAGGTCAGAGGCAAACCTGACGCGGTAGTAGGTGCCAAAGCGCGTCGGCATTGGCAGCAGCTGATAGTCGGTGTTGGCGCTCAGCGTTTCGGGAGAGGTCTCTTCCGGGTGCAGCGTCATCGTCGTGACGGTGCGTACCTCGTAAGGCGCCAGGCTCAGGATGCGCTCCCCTACCGGCAGCGTGAAGATGCGCGCCGCCGAGGCGGTAGCGACAAACTCGCGCTCGCAGTAGCGGGCGATAGCGTCGCTGATCGGCGTGATGGTGCTCGTGATGAGCGCGTCGCGGCCGGTGTCGGCGGCGGGCAGCTCGAGGAACGCTCTCACATCGGAGAGCGAGCACAGGTCCTGAGCGGCCATTTATCGCCTTGCGCCCAGCGTCGGGATGCGCTTGGCGGCCTTCTCGGCCTGCGTGCGTCCTTCCTGGCCGATCTTTGCCAGCTGCGCGTTGAGCTTGGCGACGAGCTCGTGGTCGCGGGCCTTGGCGGCACGGTCGCGCTCGGATATCAGCGCGGCAATCTTGCTCAGCATGAGCTTCTCCCTCACTTGAACTGCGGAAAGCAGCGGGCGGGAATCGAACCCGCCCTGACCCTCCAGGGCTGCTATTGCCAGTTGTCCTAGAAGGACGGCGTGGCGAGGCCGGTTCCACCCACGGCGCTGAAAGCCGTCGGACGCCTCTCGGCGGTGAAAGCCGAGAAGTTGTAGAGCCGGAACCGAACGGTAAGTTCGGCGCTGAGGGTCTCGCGGAAGACTTCCGCCTTCGGAGCGCCCTCGTAGAGGAAAGCCTCGTCGAACTTGCCGACGATGATGCGGTCCTCGTTGGTGCCCGAACCGAGGTTGGTCGGGATGTTGGCGTCGAGGAACACCGGCAGACCCAGAAGGGTGCCAGCGAACGCCTCGGCGGCCACGTCGCCAAAGGTGGCGACGGCGTTGGTCGGGCCCGAACTGTTCGGGACAACCAGCGGGCGGTTGCTCGAGTCAAGCCCGGCAACCAGGAAGCCCCAGCGACGGGGATGCATCACGATCGCGTTCGCCGGAGCGAAGACGTTCGAGCTGACCTGCTGGACCGCGTCGGCCAGCTTCGGGAACAGACCCGCAACCGTCGGCGTTGCCGCCGTGTAGGTCACGGAGTTGATCGTGTCAGCGTTGAGGATGCCCTCGTGCGTACCGGACGCGCCGGTGCCGTTGATGATCGCCGAGTCGATGGCCTGGCTATGCGCCCCGGCCAAGTCCTGGAAGATCACCTGGTCGAAAGCGACCGGGCTCTGCTCCACGAGCTGGACGGAGCAGTCGCTGATCCCGCCGTAGGTACGGACGGGAGCGGTGACCGAAGCGGTGACCAGGTCGGTCTCCGAGACGGCGGTGTTCTGCGTGGCCTGAGCGGCGACCGACGTACCCGTGGTGATCGCGGGAACGTTGATCGAATCGGTGCCCGCCGGGAGGGCGAACTTGTTGCACAGGTCGGCAGTGACACGGCCGGCACGCGCCTTGGCGACGTACTCGTCGATCAGCCACAGGGGCGGAACGAACTCGCCACCGGAGGTGTCGGTCGTGTTGTTGTCGCGGTGCTCGCTGGTTGCGACGTGCAGCGAGTGCTGAGCGAGACGCTCAGAAGCGGCGCTGTCGCCGGAAACCTTGGCGAGGTACAGGTCGCGGAAGTAGGAGCGCTGCGGCGTGTCCTTGCGGTACACGGCCTCGTTGCTCACGACCTCCACGCGGGGCGACTCGGTCTCCTCGACCGGACGCACCGGCATCGACTCGCGGGCCTCTACGACGGCCTCCATGCGCTCCAGCTCCTTGCGGGCGCGCTCGGCGGCATCGTTGGCCGAGTCGAACTCCGACTGCAGGGCGTCGAGGTCGGCCGACTCGTCGGCGTGCTCGATGGCGTCAGCAGCGGAGTGAAGGGTCTGCGCAGCGGCGTTGTAAGCCTCGCGCAGTTCGGTGATACGGCTCATACCGTTCACTTCTCCTTGCTTTGGTGGTTGTGAAGAGCCACGCGCGCGGTGTTGCGCATGACCTGCAGACGCTTGGACCTCGTCTGCTCGCCGCCCTCATCCGAAGCGACGGCGCCGCCCGCCTGTTCAGGCGCGACGGTTAGAGCCCCAGGAATGTCCTGCGAGCTGTCCAGAAGGTTGTGTTGGCGCAGCGCCGAGCGAATCAGCGCCACGTCGGTCTGCGGGTAGGCGCCCTGCGCGACCACTGAGACGTCGTAAAGGCCGGCGACCTTGCGCACGGTGCGCATGATCTCCCCGGTGCTCTCGTCCCTCACCCATTCGTCGCCGTTCTCGGCGGTAGTGAAGGCAAAGCTCATCTGATCGACTAGGCCGGTGCGCAGCTGCTCGGCGAGGTCCTTGGCGTAGGAGAGCTGCGTGTTGATGCGGGCCCAGATGCGAAGACCCTGCTCATCTTCGACGAGCTCGAGAGTGCCGTTGGCGGTGCGCGCCAGGGGCATGGTCATGTCGTGGCCGATGACCAGGTGAACGTCGGGCTGCTCGCGCAGGACGTCCGCGAAGGCGCCGGGAGCGATCTGCTCGCGGAAGCCGCCAAGGTCGTGGGAAAGGTTGTTGAAGACGGCGGCGTGGCCGCGCACCGTCAGCTCGTCCGGGCTTGAGCCGCTCTCGCGGACCTCGAGCTTGACCGGCGCATTTGTGATCCAGCGATCCTCTTGCGTCACTTCTTCTCCGTTGAGTTCGGGGATGATCCAGAGCTTGCACAGGCCGCCGGGCTCGACGAGTCCGTCCTCGGGGCCTTGCACGACCTCGCATTGGCCGTTGGCCTGCGGGTCCTCGGCGTTCGGGTAGTAGAAGGCGCACGCTGAGCACGCCATCCCCTGCTTAGAGAAAGGATTGTCTGTCGCGGCCATGTAGTGAGCACCGTCAGCGCCTGAATCAGCTGCGAAGAGGCCGTAACCCTCGGCGATTGCCTCAGTGGCGTGGTACATGGCCTGCTGGCGGTCGTTGAGACCCGCCATTTTCTGCTCTTCGATGACGTCTTCGACGACGTCCTCAATGTCGATCTCTTCGACGTCCGGGTCCTCAAGCATGTCATCGGGCATTTCGCCGATCATTTGGCGCTCCTCGTTGAGCTGGTTCACGACGCGCTCAGACCATGAGCGCCCGGCATCCCCGCCCCACAGCGCCCAGGCAACGCGGCCGGGCCCCGGATACTGCTCGTCCTGCGGATCTGAGTTCTGCGCAGCGCTCATGTCAACTGCGTGACGGGCAAACCAGGCGGGCATCCGGCGCACCTTGGCCTCGCTGAGCGCCTCGCGGCTTGCCATGCGCCGGGCATCGCGGATAGTTGCCGCTACCAGTCCGTCGCCGCCAAGGCCCTCCTCTACCCACTGCAGGCCCTTGCGGGCCTCCTGCGCCATGCCGGCGTTGGGAGTGAGGTCCGCGTCGGCGGCGCGCTCTGACTCTGCGATGTTGAGCGCGGTCAGCTGGTCTTGGGCCTCGCCCTGCGTTGCGTGGCAGCCGACAACCTCGCCAGTCTCATCCTTGACGACGGCGTAGCCATCGCACTCGGCGTTGTCTTCTTCGATTGACCAGGGCATTACTGCGCCTGCGTGAGGTTCGGAGCGCCGCCAACAGGCGTCATCTGGAGCTCATCCCCACCTTCGACGGCCGGGTAGTTCTCCAGGGCGCGGATCTCGTTGGCAGTCAACCAGCCAGCCTGTCGGCCTTTTAGATAGGCCTCGTTGCGCTCGCGCGTTGACGGGCGAAGCAGTGAGTCGGCCTTGAACTCCGGGTAAAGGTTGTCCTGCGGCGGGAAGAGCTGCTGGTCGGCGCGCAGGGCGCTCTCAATGCGCCTCATGCGGGGCGCCAGGCAGAACTTCAGGAACTGCTCGGTGATCTGCTGCGTGTCGCCAATCACGTCGCCGGTGATGAGCTGCGCGGGAAGGCCAAAGATGCGGGCGATGTCGTGGACCGACAGCTTCATCTGGTCGACCATCGCCAGGTCCTGCATGTTTATCGGCATCACCGTCAGCTCGGCTCCCCCACCGAGCACGGCGGTGCGTCGGGCGCGGGCCGCTCCAGCGTGAGCGCTGTTCCAGAGGTCGGCTATTTCCTTGGCCTGCTCGGCGTTGACCTGCTGCGGCAGGCGGATAACCGCTCCGGGGGCGGCGTCGTTCTGGAAGAAGGCGCCCTGAAAACGGTTGACGTGCTGCGCGTTGGCGAGCACCTGGCGGTGCGCCTCGAGCGGTGAGAGGCCAACGGCGCCGCCAAACGGTGCGATGCCGCGAATGTGGAGAATCTCTTTGCTCGTGAGCTCTTTGGTCTCGTCGCCGTCGCGGATCTCGTAGGTCGGCTCGTAGCTGTCCTCGTTGAGCACGCGGACGCGGTCGGCGCGAATGACGCGCAGCTCCCTAACCGCTCCCCTGGACTGCGTCTTGAGGATGTAGGCGTTGCCGAAGGCTTCGATGGAGCAAGTGACGTCCTGCCAGAACTCAAACGGGCTCTGAGAGGCGTTCGGTGCGCGGTGAAGGAGGTCGAACTGCGGCGCGTTGTAGTCAACCTCGGGCGTGCCGTCCTCGAGCTTGCGGTAGACCTTGCACGGCATGGCGCTGATGGAGTCGCTGATGAGGCGGATCGACGCCATCACGGCGGGCACCGAGACCGAGGAGCTCGCCGTATTGGTGGTCAGCGAAGCGTCGGTAGGCAGCGGAAAGCTCGCGCCGGCGGTGCCGAAGCTGCGGGCGCGCAGGTTCACGTCGCCGCCAACGGTTGCGACCCTCACGAGAGCACCTGCACGAAGATGACGCGCTCGGCCGGGACCTCGAAGTGTCCGGTGGCCTCGACGCTGTCCT